AAATGGACTCATCGTTTGATTACTTTGACAAAGTAACAAACATTTCTGGTCAGCAAGTTAAATTACCGGTGATTGACGTTACGCCAACAGCGGACACTAATATATGCGGTAACAACTCTACTGCAACGACGCAAATTACTCAATTTACGATAAAGACGACACCAATGCGTATAGAAGACGCATGGTGCTTGCAAGATTTAAAGAAGTATTTCACCACGCAGTGGTTGCCGACTAATACAGAGCACCCAGACACGTTTTCTGTGTTAGACCAATTCATATCACGCTATCTTGCACGTGCTGCCAGAAAGCAAAGCACACAGTTGTATCTTTCAGATACACGAGCAATTGCTGCTGCGTATCCGACAGACATGAAAGCGTTTAGCGGTTTAGTTCAGTTGATGCAACAAAACGTACCAGTTGCCAACCAGTCAACGTTACCGGTAGGTCAAACGATTACTACAGCTAACGCTATTAGCGTGTTTGACACAGTAATTTCAAAGTTAACAACCAACGTTCTTGTTGGTGAAAGACCTGTTCTTTTCTGTCCTTCTGAGCTGTTCATAACAGTAATGACCGCATTGCGTAATGCTAATTATTTCCACTATCAGTATGATATGAACGTACAGGGCAGCAAGTTGCAGCCGTTCGTTTATCCAGGAAGCAACGTGTTGGTAGTGCCTGTGGCTGGGCTGAACAGCAACAACGTAACCGGTCAGATTTTGCAGCACAAACAAAACTTGTATGCAACGTATGAAAGGAATTTAGTACTTGCATATAACGTTTCTCTGGAAGATTACGATTTATGGTTTTCAAAAGACGCTAACGCTTTGCGTATTCGTTTGATATACGAGATAGGCGTAGGTGTTAAGTTCTTTAACCTTGTATCAGAGTTTCACTTATCATAATAATTTGATTGAGTATGCCATGCGCATTAACTAAAAACTTCACACTCGGCTGTAAAGAGTTTGCTGGTGGAGTCAGCGAGGTAAAGATTAAGGCGTTGCCAATTACCGAAGCTGATTTCACTATTGGTTCTGGAAACATGGTAAGTATTGCACCATCGTCTCAAACCGGATGGTATAAGTATCAATTCAGGCAGGAGACGGCGTCGTTCACTGAGACGACCAATGTCAATGAACAGAACGCAACACTGTTCTATCAGGACGAGTTGAAGTTCAAGTTAGAAGGTTTATCTGCTGACAATTCCAAAGAGCTTGATTTACTTGCGAAGAACAATGTTGTTGTAGTTATTAAAACAAACGCAGGCAAGTATTTTATTATGGGATTGTATAAAGGTGCATACATGACTACAACGCAAGCCACGACGGGCACAGCGTTTGGTGATATGTTTGGTTACGAGGTAACTATTCAGTACAAGGACGTGCACCCGATTTACGAGATTACCGCTAACGAGTACAACCAATTAACAACGTGATGTGCTTTATCTACAAAAGAATACGGTTAATGTTATTGTTCTCACTAACTGCGTGAATCATGATACTACGCAGCCGTATTCAATTCACTTTGTAGGATTATCCGATAACAAAAAGACAATATTAACCAGTGTTGCAAATATCTCTGCTAATCCCGAGAGGTATTTGCAATTTTCTATTATTGAGCCAAACAACATAGTGTTGGACTATCAGTTGTATGATGTTTACGTTTATGATAGCACCAACACATTGGTAGCATATCAGGTTGCGAGAGTGAAGGGGACGCCGGATGGTAATTCAATTTACAATGACACTCAAACAAATAAGTTTTACAATTGATGGAAATGGAAAAGAAAGTTTCCGGAAATAAGATAGAGTTTAAGAGCGTATCTTCACCAATAGTAATCCAGACGAGCAGTTCAAGAGATGTGTATTGGTGGGGAGAACGCAATGACTTCTTTCAGTATCTCATAGATTTGTATCATTATTCCCCGACGCATCAGGCGATTGTAGAAGGCAAAGTGCTGATGGTTTCCGGAATTATTGAGGCGAGTTTTGCGGAAGTGAGAAAAAAATGCATCCGTGATTACTTACTGTTTGGTGGATGTGCATTGAAAGTGATACGTGGTATTGATGGCAAAGTAGTTGATGTTCAATATTGCAATTATTCTAATTTTCGCAAATTAAAAAATAAGCAAGGTATAATTGCATACAGCGATGAGTGGGTTAATGTAAGAGGGGTTTTCAAATATACCAACAACACAAAAGCGCAGTATATTGAGTATGAATTGTTTGATGAGTTGAACAATTTAAAATACTCAATTTATTTAATTGAGGATTTGGGGTATAGCAGACACTATCCAGTGCCTGATTACATTGGAGCATTGCAGTACATTGAGTTAGATTATCGGATTGCTAATTACTGCAATAATCACGTTCGCAGGGGATTTGCAGCAAATACGATGATAAACATGCCAGGTTCCGGTTTAACGCAAGAAGAGAGGGATAAGATTGAGCAGATGGTGCAGGAGATATGGGGGGGCGATGAGCGTGCCGGTTCATTTATGATAAACTTTTTCAAGAGACCTGATGATGTGGCAAGTGTTGCAAAGATAGACCAGCCGGATGTTGGCGAAGTATTTGGAAGGTTGAGCGAAATAGTAATGCAAGAGATTTTCATCGCACACAGGGTAACATCACCGATGTTGTTCGGTGTTCGCACTCCCGGACAATTAGGCGGAAGGAATGAGTTAGTTGACGCTGCAAGCATTTTCAAGAGCACGTATGTATTGCCGAAGCGTAATGAGATTGACAGACATTTCAAACAGTTACTTGGCGAGTTTGAGGTGAAAGATTTTGATGTTATTACACGGGATATTACGGAATTGAGAGGCATACTTACCGTTGATGAGATAAGGGAAGGTTTGGGCTATAAGCCGTTAAATGCAGACCAAAAGAAAGATATTGAAGAGGCGAAGGCAGAAGTAATGCAGAAGTTGCAAAGGAAGGAAAGCAAAAAGAAATTTGATCAGTTTGAGATAGTTAATAGCGATGACGTCCACACGAAGCCAACGAAAGAAAGTGAAGCACGAGTATTATTGAAGTATTCAAATCAATTAGGCGAGATAGAGTTGCAGATATTGGATTGGATATTGAAGGACAGGAATATTGTCAACGATATGCGTTTGTTTGCCGGAATTATAGGAATATCAACGAGTTTATTGAGCGAGTATATTAACAGTTTGCGAAGGAATGGATACATTGACGATAACGGATTGACACCGAAAGGAATACTTGCAGTTCAGAATAAAGATGGATACATTAAGAAGGAAGTAAGATATTCTTACGAATGGGCTTATGGTTTCAATGATAAGAACAGAAAGACGAGCCGTGAGTTTTGCATTGAGTTAATGAAAGAAAGCGATAACAGAAAAGCACAGGGTAACTTATGGACGAGAGACGAGATTGATGAGATAAGTGCAGAGGTAGGATGGGACGTGTGGACAATGCGTGGCGGATGGTATCGTGTGAAAGGGACGGAAATAAGCATACCGCATTGCCGGCACACGTGGAAACAACACATAATAATTTCAAAATCGTAGTGTTATGAAAATTTACAAAATGATATGCGATGATAACGGAGAGGTGGAGGCAATAGCGCTTACAGAGGCGCCAGCGATTGGCGTTGAATTTATTGCATTTTCAAATGAAAGGAAAAAGATATATTTCAATGAAGAGAGACGTATTATTGTTTCACCTTTGCTTATTCCTAATCAGTTGATATATCGATATTCAGAAGACATCGGTGATTACTTTGTTACCATTGATGCGTCAGAGGTTGAGAAAGTGGCAGGCAAATTGTTCGGAAAACAAATATACATCAATTACGAGCATGAAAGCAAAAAATTTGACAACGTGAATTTAATTTCCGTATTCTTTTCCGACGCAAGTATTGGCATAGCAGCACCGGAGTATTTTTCTAAATTACCGGAAAAGACGCTGTATATCGCATTGAAAGTATTGAATGATGAGGCGTGGGAGATGATAAAGCAGAAGGAAGTGATTGGTGTAAGTATTGAGGGGTTCTTTACTTTGAAAAGCGACGAAAGCGACGAGCAAAAAGCAGTAGCGGCGAGCGATGATGATATTTCGGAAGAAGAATTTGAGCAATTAAAGAAAATGTTTGAGGTATGATTTATTTGTGTTCACCGGAGTATATTAAAAACAATTTAATACCAGACAGCAACATTGACGACAGGTTGATATTGCAGGCAATTCATGATGCGCAGGAGGTTGACATTCAGTCAATTATTGGGACTAAATTTTTGAAAACATTAAAAACACAGGTTGACACTAATACACTAACTACGGCGAACAAAGATTTCCTTGACAATTATTTAAGAGCAACGATAGCAAGGTATGCGTTGTATTATTTACCTTTATATTTGAGTGCGAGGTTCACGGCGCAGGGGATTGTGAAAAAGAAAACAGAAAGCGGGGAAGTATTTGATTTCACGGAGTTAGACGAAGTGCGTGATGAGTTGCGTAACTTGGCAGAGTTCTATGCACAACGTATGTTGCGTTTTCTGATTGCAAATCAAACTACGTATTCAGATTATTTGAGCATTGATGACATTTCGCAAATGCTTGGTAAATTAAACGCATACACATCC